AAAAGGCAGAGGCTAAAGAAGCTCACCTTAGAAATAAAGTTGATGCCATTGCTCCACAAGTTTCTGTAGCAACTTAATAAAAAGCTACATCGTTGGAAAAAATCCACTCCACATTACAGGCTCTCTTGCACTCTACTAAAAACTAGTATATAAAAAACTCACTGTATAATTAATTAGTTTACATAGACGCGTACAGTCGACGGCCTAGAGACTATGTAAACGGAAACTAGGAGGATAACACTATGGCAAATACTACGTTTCAAGGACCGGTAATATCTAAAAGTGGATTTATTACTACAGGTCCGGCTAATGTTGTAGACGCTGACGCAAGTGTTGCGTTAACAGTTGCTACTCATGCGGGTAGAATTGTACACAATAATGCAGCAGGTGCAGTGACTTACACATTACCAGCGATTAATGCTAACTCTGATTCTGCAAGTGCAGGACCAGGAGCTGATCCAAATAATCTAAGTAACATAGGTGCAACTTTTGAAATTTTTGCATCAATTACTAAGACTGGAGACTTAGTCGTACAAGTTGCTAATGCTAACGATGTTATGGTTGGAGGTGCAAAATTTATTGATGACACTTCTGATAACATGGTTGGTTTTGAAACTGCAGCAGCATCTGATACTATTACTTTAAATGGTACTGATACAGGTGGTGTAACTTTTTCAAAAATTACGTGTACTGCAATTAGTTCTACTCAATGGAAAGTTGATGTAGAGTCTGGTTGTACTGGTACACCAGCAACACCGTTTAGTGCGGCAGTAAGTTAATAAATAATTAGTGTGGGCCTTAGGGCCCACATAAATTTTAATAGGAGAACAAAAATATGAAGGGTGACGTAAAAGCAGTTAGAGTTTCAGGCACTGGTGCAGTTTTTGCTGGCAGAACTAGATTGAGAGGAATGATTTTAGCTTCTGATGGATCTGGAGCTGGATCAATAACTTTGCAAGACAACACAAGTAGTGCAACTTTATTTCAAGGAGATTGTCCTGAAGGTGATGTTTTTTCATTTAACATACCTGAAGATGGAATTTTATTTGAAGGTGGAATGAAAGTTTCTGCAATTGCTAATTTAGTAGGCGCAACACTATTGATTGATAAGTAAGAGGTTTAAATGGCAACTTCTGGTACAACAACATTTGAATCTACATTTAGTATTGATGATATTATTACTGAAGCGTATGAAAGATTAGGTCGTTTTGATTATTCTGGAAACGATTTAAGATCTGCAAGACGTTCTTTAAACATTATGTTTCAAGAATGGGCAAACAGAGGTTTACACTATTGGCAAGTAAAAAATAATTCAATTACATTAGTTAGTGGTCAATCAGTTTACACAATGTTTAGATCAACATCTGATGGTACTTCAAGCACAACTGCAGTTTACGGCGTAGATGATATATTAGAAGCTGTTTATAGAAATTCTTCTTCAGTTGATTTTCCTCTTACAAAAATAAATAGATCTGCATATCAAGGTTTGTCAAACAAAACTCAAACAGGTGTACCTACACAATATTACGTTCAAAGATTTATAGATAAAGTTACAATTACTTTATACCTAACACCTGGTGCAAGTGAAGCAGGTAATTTTTTAAATTATTATTATGTGAGTAGAATACAAGATGCTGGTAACTATACTAACGAAGCAGATGTACCATATAGATTTGTGCCTTGTATGGTTGCAGGTCTAGCTTATTATTTATCACAAAAAATAAATCCACAACTTACACAACAAATGAAACTGTTGTATGAAGATGAATTAAAGAGAGCACTAGAAGAAGATGGTTCTGCTTCAAGTTCTTTCATAACACCAAAAACTTATTATCCAAATGTCTAATTTATCTAGAGGAAAATACGCACAATTTATATCTGATCGTTCTGGTCAAGCATTTCCGTATTCAGAAATGGTTATAGAATGGAATGGATCAAGAGTACATGTTTCAGAGTTTGAATCAAAACATCCACAGTTGGAGCCTAAACCAACTACGGCTGATGGACAAGGTTTAAGAAATGCAAGACCGCAAATCTTTACAGTTGCATCCGGAGGTGGTGGAGGCATTGCTGTTGATTTAACTTTACCAGGAGACTTTGCATTTGAATCAAACAGTGGTATGGTACCAGAAGATGGATCTATTGCTAACAATAAAAGACAAGCGTTAGTATCTTTAGGAAGTGTAACGGTAACAACATAATGACATACGCAGAATTAGTACAAAAAATTAGAGATTACACAGAGGTGTCAAGTACAGTTTTAAGTGACACTATTGTAAATGGATTTATTGAAAATGCAGAATTTAGAATTTTAAGAGATGTGGACTCAGATAATAATAAAAGATATGTAACTGCTAATTTAGTATCAGGAACTAGATTTATTGATACACCTGATAATTTATTAGTTATTAGATCTGCTCAAATTGTAGACTCTGACGGAGTGGGTGCCTCTAATAACAGAGACTTTTTACAATACAGAGATACTAGTTTTATGTCTGAATTTAATCCTGCTGAGTCAACAGGTGTTCCAAAATATTACAGCAACTGGGATCAGAATACAATAGTCGTGGCTCCGACACCTAACGCTACGTACACAATCCAAGTAAATTATATCTTGAAACCAGATGGATTATCTAGTACAAATACTACTACATATCTAAGTCAACAATTTCCCAATGGCTTATTATATGCGTGCTTAGTTGAAGCATTTTCTTTCTTGAAAGGGCCAAATGATCTCTTGCAATTATACGAAGGAAAGTATAAACAAGTGGTAGAAGGCTTCTCGATAGAACAAATGGGAAGACGAAGACGAGATGAATATCAATCAGGTGTTCCTCGAGTCGGTGGAAAATAAAATAAGGAGATAAACTATGGCAATTACACAAGCACTTGCAAATGCATTTAAAAAGCAACTGTTAGAAGGTGATCACAATTTTAAATCATCTGGTGGTGACAAGTTTAAGATCGCTCTTTATACTTCCTCAGCTACTCTAAACTCAACGACAACTGCTTACTCTGCAACTAACGAAGTAAGTAACAGTGGTCAGTATTCAGCAGGTGGTGGCGCATTAGTTAATGGTGGAACTTCAATAGGTTCAGGGTCTGGTAAAGGCGTTGCAATAGTTGACTTCGCTGACAGATCATTTACTGGTGTGACGTTAACTGCTAGAGGAGCTTTAATCTACAACACTTCATCTGCAACTACAAATGCAGCTGTTGCCGTTTTAGATTTTGGGGCAGATAAAACAGCTACATCAGGAACTTTCACAATACAGTTTCCAGCTTTTACAACAGCAGCGGCTATTCTTAGAATATCTGGTTAATAGGATGGTAACATCCTATGGCGGTTAGAACTTTTACAGTTACTGTTGTTAGCACTGGTGGTGGTAATAAATATTTTATTGATGGTGTTCAACAGGCGACTGTTGCTCTAGCCCGAGGTGCAACCTATCGTTTCGATCAATCTGATTCTTCTAATGCTACTCATCCACTAAGATTTTCAATCACTTCAGATGGAACTCATGGTGGAGGATCTGAGTACACAACGGGAGTAACTGCTGCAGGCACACCTGGTTCAGGAGGTGCATATACAGAAATTGCTGTAGCTTCAAATGCTCCATCACCTTTATATTATTATTGCACAAACCATCCTGCGATGGGTGGTCAATCAAACGTAACATCAGATTCTTTTGGTGCTCTTTCTTGGAGCATAGGAAATTGGAACGATCAAGATAACAACACTGTTTCTGTCACTGGTATAGGTGCTTCTTTTTCTTTAGCGTCAGTTACATCAACATCTACTGTAGAATTTGGTTGGGGTAGAGATGGTTGGTCACAAAGAGCTTGGGGTAATCCTGATCAAATTGTAAATCCTTCGGGTATTGCAATGACTGCATCTGCAGGTTCTATTGATCCTTCACCTGATGCAATGCTAACTGGAATAGCATTTACAGCTGCACTAGGTAACGAAACTGCTTTCACAGATATAGATGTATCAGTAACAGGCCAAGCTCTAACTTTAACTTTAGGAAATGAAACTGCCTTTTCTGATTCAGATGTTGTTCCAACTGGAATTGCAATGACTAGTGCTTTAGGTGATGAAACTACAGCCGGTGAAATAAACACTGGTTGGGGTAGATTAACTTGGGGTGAAAACGCTTGGAATATTGCAGGTGATTTAAGAGTTACAGGAATTGCTGCGACTGCAGCTTTAGGTAATGAAAGTATTTCAATTGATGCTTCACCTACGTTAACAGGAATTGCAATGACTGCATCACAAGGTAATGAATCAGTAGAAATATCATTTGAAATAACATTAACTGGTATAGCTTCAACAGCAAACTTAGGAACAGCAGATGCTGGTCCTGATGCAATGCTAACTGGAATTGGTGCAACTGCAGCTTTAGGAACCCTTGATGCATTTAACCAAACGGGCTGGGGTAGACAAGGTTGGAATGTAAATGCATGGGGAGTTGAAGGTCAGTTTGCAAGTGGTAATGTTAATGGTATTGCAATGTCTGCAAACGTTGGAACATTAGCAGCTACAGGAGACGGTAGTGTAGTTCCAACAGGTATTAGTATAACTGCAGCAGAAGGAGATGTTGATCCTGGCCCTGATGCAAATATTACAGGTATTGGATTTAGTGGAACTTTAGCTGTTGGTACAGTAATTGCAGGTGGTGCAGATGTAACGGTTACAGGAACAGGATTTGCAGCAGGTCTTGGATTAGGTACGTTATTTGCTGAAAGTTTAATTGATGTTACTGGAATAGCAATGACGGCTAATTTAGGTAGTGTAACTACTAAAGGATTTGCTACTGTATCTTTAACAGGAATAGGGTTGACTATGAACTTGAATTCTGTTAATTCTCTAGTCTGGAACGAAGTTAATACAGGTTCAGCGCCTTTAGATCCACCAGGTTGGGTAGAAGTGCCAACAAGGGCTGCATAATGAGTTTGACACAAACTCAATTTTTTAGTAAATTAAAACGAATAAGGAATTTAAATTATGGCAAACTCAACATCAGCTAATTTAAAATTAACAGTCCAAGCAACTGGTGAAAACTCAGGAACTTGGGGACAAATTACAAATACAAACTTATTAATTTTAGAACAAGCAATCGGTGGTTTTACAACTTTCAACTTAACTAACGCTAACAGAGCATTAACATTTACTAATGGTGCAGTATCCAATGGTAAAAATGATGTTATTAAATTAACAGGAACTTTAGCAGCAAATAGAACAGTAAGTATTCCAGATGGAATTGAAAAAGTTTATCATGTTCAAAATGCATGTAACCATGGAGGTTATACTTTAACTTTTAAAACAGCAGGAGGAACAGGTGTTCTTCTATGTGAAGGAAATAATTATGTACTATATTCTGATGGTACAAATATTGTAAAATTATCTGAGCAGAGAAATTGGAGAGTATTTACAGCAGCTGAAACAGTTCAAGCTGGTGCACAATGTTTAGTAAATACAAGTGGTGGAGCAGTAACTATTACGCTTCCAGCCTCACCTGCTACGGGAGATGAAGTATCATTCATGGACCAAGGATATGATTTTAATACCAACGCTCTAACTGTTGGTAGAAATAGTTCTAACATTGCTAACGCTGCAGCAGACCTTGTTGTTAATACACAAGGTGCTGGTTTTAGCTTAGTTTATTCAGGAGACGCTACTACTGGTTGGACATATAGGGAGAAATAATCCATGGCTAACTATGAAGCTACTAGATACGATTTTGATGGTCAAAGTCTCACAGGAATACAAGGTCTCAATACTGGTCTTATAATACCTTGGACTGATTCTTCAGTGCCATCAGGTTTTCTAGAATGTAACGGTGCAGCTGTCTCAAGATCAACTTACTCAGATTTATTTGCAGTAATTGGAACGACTTATGGTGCTGGAAATGGTTCTACAACTTTTACTTTACCTGACCTACAAGACGACGTTACAGTCAGCAAATCTAATAACAAAGCTTTAGCTTCAACAGGTGGTGCAAACACTGTTCAATCTTCTGGAAACGTAAGCGGTAACTCAGCTAATCATACTGTGACAGAACCAGAGATGCCTTCTCACAGTCACCCTACTTCAGGTGCTCAAAATACTCCACCTAGTTCGGTGCAAGGAAACATTCCAGGAGGAGCAGTAGGTCCTGCTAATCCTCAACCAAATGCAGATTATGGAAATAGTCCAGGTGGCTCAAATCATAGTCATGGAATGAGTGCCAATTTTACAGGAGACTCAACATCTGTTTTACAACCGTACTTAACTTTATTATATATTATAAAAACGTAGGAAAAAATTATGGCAAATTATGAAGCAACTAAATACGACTTTTCAGGAGCAAGCATAACAGGATTAGTAGGTGTTTCTACAGGTTCAGTTATTCCTTGGAGTGACGGAAGTGTGCCATCTGGTTTTTTAGAATGTAATGGTTCAGCAGTTTCAAGATCAACTTACTCTGCTTTGTTCGCTATTATTGGGACAACGTATGGGGCTGGTAACGGATCAACTACATTTGATTTACCTGATTTACAAAATAACGTAGTAGTAGGAAAATCACCAAGTAAAGCTTTAGCATCTACTGGTGGTGCAGATACGGTCGCACAAACTGGAAACGTATCTGGTAACTCAGCTAATACAACTTTATCAACTTCACAAATTGGAGTTCACGATCACCCTCCAGGACCAGGATTAGGTGGAACTTATTATCCTTATTTTGGATCACAACCAACTAGAAATAACTGTTCTCCAAGTTTTGCAAGGGGTGGACCAGGATATACAGGATATCAAGGAGGAGGTGGTTCTCACGATCACAGTGCTTCTGCTAACTTTTCGGGAGATGCAACTTCAGTTCTTCAACCTTATTTAACAGTAATATATATAATTAAAACTTAAAACTATGGCAAATTACGAAGCAACTAAATATAATTTTGACGGTGGAAATTTAGCTGATTTACAACTTGTAAATACAGGTTTAATTATGCCTTGGGCAGATGATGCTATTCCATCAGGATATTTAGAATGCAACGGCGCAGCTGTTTCAAGATCAACTTATTCAGATTTATTTGCAGTAATTGGTACAACATATGGCGCAGGAAACGGATCTACAACTTTTAATGTCCCTGATTTACAAGATGACGTTCCAATTGGAAAATCACCAAATAAAGCTTTAGCATCCACAGGAGGAGCTAATACTGTTCAGGGAACAGGTAACATAGCAGGTAACTTAGCCAGTCATACTTTATCTACACCACAAATAGCTTCTCACAGGCACCCACAAAGTCCATCAATAGCTCAAGCAAGTAAACCGGGTGGAAGACCTGATGGTACAAACCAAAGTATTGTGGCTAATGGTACAACTGGAAATATTAGTAACGCTGGAGGCGGAGGTGGACATTCTCACAATTTGTCTGCTAATTTTACAGGGGACTCTAATTCTGTGTTGCAACCTTATTTAACTGTGATATATATAATTAAAACTTAAGGAGAAATTATGGCTAAACATGGAATTTGGACAGTTGTTTTTGAAGATAAAATGATCTACAAAAAAACATCTGATGCCTCACCTACCGAACCAAAATCAATCGTTGTTGATGACGATGCTTTTTGGAATCAATCAAAATTTTCAAATATTCACGCAATACAATTTACTGATGATAATTTAGATAATGACCAAGTAGAACATAACGATGGAAGTGAGCATTCAAGTTATGATGCTTCTGTTTTAGGAAGTTTTAATGAATTCATAACAAGATTTGATACTGCATGGTTAGCAAAAATTCAATCTGATTGGGACAACAATAATGTTTCAGTAGAAGATCCAGAGGGTGAAGATCCACCAGTTTTTAGAGAAGAAACAGAAGCGGAAAAAATTTCAAGATTAGGTGCAAGACCTACTTCTTATTCATCGCTTTAATATTCTCTAGACATCATCCAAGAAGTTAAAATATATTTTTCTCCAGATAAAGGAGGATTTCCTCTATGCACATATGGAAATCCAGCAGGCCATATAACAACACGTCCTTTTTTAGGTTTTACTCTTTTTGAAAAATGTAAAAATTCTGTTTCTCCACCTTCTTCAACGTCATTTAAATAAACAGAATAAACGAAAGCTCTAGGCTCATTATCAAATCCAGGGCCATGTTCTATATGCCATATGTGATACCCTTCAGTGGGTAAAGTTTTTTGTATTTTAAAAGTAGTATACTGTAAACCTTGTTCATAAAATCCTTGTATTCCATTATGTTCTACATAATGTTTTAGACATATATCAAAATTAAAAAAGAAAGGTCTTAATTCTTTCCACCAACCTATAACATTTTCTGCATTGCAAAATAATTGTTGATCTTTTTTAATATACGGAGATGATTTTTCAGAACCCATTCTGGTTATAGTCCTTTTTAATTCAGCTTCGTTTTCAAAATATTGTATTGCTTTATCACAGTCATGCTCTGGTATATACCCATCATATACACCTACAAAATTTTCTATGCTACATTTTTTTGAATCAGTCATTTAAAAGTTTTGCTTTCTCTTTTTGAGATTCATCTAATGTTTTATGATTAACTTTTAATTTATCTAAAGTTTTTTTGTTAGGTTTCCATTCTTCTTTATTAATAGTAATCTTAGATCTATCTGGTTTGGTTTGAAAAATAACAGTGCATCTATCAGTATATGTTTGTAATTTTGATTTCCACCAATCAGGTTCTTTAATAGTGTAGTGAGCGTTTTTACCATTTAATAAAACTTGAGTTGCTTCATAACAAGTAATACTCATAAACACATGACCACTGTAACTGTTAAATATATCAGATAAGACTTCATCTACTTTATCTTCTTGAACATGTTCCATAACATCTACACATAAAATTAAATCAAAATCACCAGTTGGTTTTTGAGAGTATTGTCCAAACGCTGGATCATATCCAACTATACTTACAGTTGGAGAACCTGGAACTTTTGGATTATTAAAAAGTATGCTGTGAAATTTAGCTTTACCACATCCATAATCTAAAACAGATTTAATATTCTGTTCTTTTATAATTTTAAAAACTTCGTGTTTATATTCAGCTAAAGCTTCTCCACACCAATTTTCTTGATTAGCTGCGTGAAATTTAACTGCTTCTTTTAATGACTCGTACATATGTTATTTCCTTCCTTCATAAAATTTTTTTGTCATTTCTTCAACAATTTTTTCATCGTTTTCTGAAGCTATGTTACCAGTTGAAAGTAAATACTTATCTTGCTCGTGATGATAAAAAGGTCCATTTGCATCAACGTAATGAAAAAATACTTGTGCCATACCGTCTCCTTTGTATATACCTGGTCTCCAATGTTTTGCAAGGCAGCCATAATATAATATAGCCTGTCCTTCTTTTAAATTTATTGAATTACCTTCAACGACTATGGGCCACTCATCATAACTTTTTATGTTTGCTGTTACACTTATTTGACAAGCAGGTCTGTCTGTATGTTTTGTTAATTTGCTACCAAAACAATAATATCTCCAATATGTGTAAGTTTCTAACAATGCATATCCAGAAGCTTTTTCTACTAATGGTCTTTTTAAAGATAAGAAAGTAGTAGCCATCGTATCTTTATACCATGCTGCAGCACCCGTTCCTGACTGTTCGTCATACTGAGCGCCAGCACCACTTTCTAATTGTTTAAAACAATATTCTTGTAATATTTCTAATTCTTTTTTTGTAAAAAAATTATTTATTATTTTATAACCTTGTTTAGTCCAATCTAATTTAGCCATGATACGATACTATATCTAACTCCTTTCTTTACAGGTTCTACGGAATGTGGATATAAAAAATTACTTGGAAAAAATGTTACACTATTTTTAAAAGGCTTTATTTCTTTAATAATATTTTTTTGTTTTTGGTCCCAAAAAAATACTTCACCTCCTTCAAAGTTATCATTTAAATTAATAATGATACTGACTTGTCTTGGAATTACTGAACCAACATCTGTATGTGCTTTATAAAAACCACCTTTTGTATATTTTAAAATATCTATTTGTTGTATTGATATGTTATTTGTTTGAGGAAACTTTGCTTTATAGTAAAGATAGAGTCTAGTTATTTCTTTACGAATTAAATTATACATCCAAATATCTGTTGGAGTATGCCTTAATAAATGATAGCCCCAAACATTTCTTTGAGATAAAAAATCTTTTCTACCTATGGTCTCCATCTTTCTATTAGCTTTTTCATCTGCAAATTCTTTAACTAATTTAGAAATATTATCATTAAAGATATTTTTAATTTGAATTATACCATCGATCATTAATTGATTAGACATACTTTTTTTCTTTTAATTCTTTATAATGCTTATAACACAATTCAGTAAAATTAGTCAAATCTAAAGCCTCTTTAAATGTATCTACTTTATAAGCATCAATGCCATCATATCCCATTTCTTTTGCTATTTTAAATCTGTAGTGACCACAATGTATTTCTTTGTCTTTAAAAACAGCAGGAAATATAAGGCCATCTTTTTTCATAAACTCTCTGACAGTATTAAGGTGATTTTGATCCCACTCTATTTTATCTTGTAAAGTATCAAAATTTATGTAGGATAGACGTTCGGGAAACCAGATTATTCTCGCTTTCATTATTTTCATAAGTATTATATAACACTTTATATGCTACAAAAATTAAATTTCAAGCCTGGTTTTAACAAGATGATTACAGACTCAGGAGCTGAGTCTCAATGGGTAGATGGTGATTTTGTTAGATTTAGATATGGATTACCAGAAAAGATAGGTGGTTGGAATCAACTTACTGCAGCTAGTTTAACATTACCTGGAGCAGCACGTGCCCAGCATAGCTGGACAAGTATTGCAGGTGAAAAATATGCAGCGATAGGAACATCACAAGGGTTATTCTTATATTATGGAAATGACTTTTATGATATATCTCCACTAGCTACAGCTATAACTGGATTCACATTTACATCTTCAAATGGATCAGCAACTGTAACTGTAAATAAAACATCTCATGGTTTATCGGCTGGACGATATTTTACGTTTACTTCTGTGTCACTACCTGGAGGTGGTGCTACAGGATATGCAACAGCTGATTTCACAGGCACACCTTATGAAGTTGTAACAGCTAGCACAAACAGTTTTACAATTACAATGGCGTCAGTAGAATCTGGATCAGGAATGTCAACTGCAGGTTCTGCAACAGTTAATCCTTATGAATCAGTTGGTCCTACATTTCAAACAGCTGGTTATGGTTGGGGCACAGACACTTGGAGCACATCGACGTGGGGAACTGAAAGAACAACTAGTGACGTAATTCTAGAACCAGGCCTCTGGAGTCTTGATAATTTTGGAGAAGTATTAGTTGCAACTATCACCGGTGGTAAAACATTTACGTGGAATGCAGGTGCATCAAACGCGCGGTCAATTAGGGCGTCAACAACAACTACAAATTTTTCTACGTCAAACAATCCTACGTCATCTAGATTAACACAAGTGTCAGACAGAGATAGGCATTTGTTTCATTTTGGAACTGAAACAACTATTGGTGATTCTACAACTGTTGATCCATTGTTTATAAGATTTTCAAATCAAGAAGATTTAAATACATACACGCCGACAGCCACCAACACTGCAGGTAGTTTTAGATTAGATAAAGGTAATAAAATTGTAGGTGCTGTATCCGGTAAAGATTATACTTTAGTTTTAACAGATAGCTCTGCCTATGTAATTCAATTTGTTGGTCCACCATTTACTTTTTCTGTAAAACAAGTTGGTACAAACTGTGGATTGATTGGTCAGAATGCTTTAAGTTATTCTGATGGTATTGTATTCTGGATGTCAGGCGAAGGTGGATTTTTTGCATTTGATGGTACAGTTAAATCATTACCTTGTTTGGTAGAAGACTTTGTATTCAGCACTGATGCAGATAATTTAGGAATTAATTTTAATGCAACTGACATTGTCTATGCAGAACATAATACATTATTTAATGAAGTAAACTGGTTCTATCCAAAATCAGGATCAGAGCAAATAGATAGAGTTGTTACATATAATTATGGAGAACAAGTTTGGACTACAGGATCATTAGCAAGAACAAGTTATGTGGATACAGGTGTATTCGATGTGCCATATGCAACTGAATATAATAAAACTGCAACACCAGTATTTCCTGATATTCAAGGTATTACAAATAGATTTGGAGCATCAACTTACTATGCTCATGAAGTAGGAACTGATCAAGTAAATAGTTCAGGCACAACTGCGATTGCAGCATTTATTAAATCTGGTGACTACGATATTACATCTAGTAGAAGCGCATTGGGTCAGGCTACAGGAATGGTAAACTACAAAGGAGATGGTGAGTTCTTTATGTCTGTTAAAAGATTTATACCTGATTTTGCTGTACAAACAGGTAACACTAAGATCACACTATTACTAAATGATTATCCAAACAACACAGCATCTAGTTCACCACTAGGACCCTTTACAATCACGTCTTCTACTGATAAAATAGATACGCGTGCAAGAGGAAGACTTGTAGCATTAAGAATAGAAAACGATGGCACAGGTGAAACTTGGAGATACGGAACTCTAAGACTTGATGCACAACCGGATGGTAGAAGATAATGATAGATAAAGGTTTATATAAACAAGGACGTGTAGGACTTAAAGGTGGAGCTGATGCGTCACAATTTGGAGTGCCAGCTGATTTACAACAAACAGTAAATGTTGGTGCAGGTAGTGCTACACTTGGAGATACACCTCTAACTACTTTAAATCGTCCACCTACAGTTCGTGATAATCGAAATGACGATACTCCTTTTGTACCTCCTACAAAGAAAAAGAAAACTGTAGACGATGTTGTAAGTACAGGTGGATCTAAACAAAATCCTTTAAAAAAATTACTTAGTTTTTTAAATCCTCTTTCTTATTTTCAAATGTTAAACAATCCAGAAACAAGAAAAAGATTAACAGGATATGAGACCCAAGCAGAATACGAACAAGCTAGACAAAACAGAATTAATCTTAATAGAATTAAAACTATAGAAAATACTTTAGCTAGAAAATATTCTGATGGAGATTATAGTCAAACTGATTTAGATGAAAGACTTGCTGCTTTAAAATCACAAATGGGTATCACTCCAAATACTGCAGCTGATCTAAGACCAGATCTTGATTTTAGTAATCTAGAAGAAGGTGCTCCAGATTTCGTTCCACAAAACGAAGGAATAAATAGTTTAAATTTTGGTGACACCACTGTACCAGGTTCATCATATGATAGGGCGGGAGTTAATTATTTTACTGTGCCAAGTTCAACATATGATAGGGCGGGAGTTAATTATTTTACTGTGCCAAGTTCAACATATGATATGGCAGGAGTTAATGAAGGACTGGGATCAATTAGGAACAGAGTAGGACCAGAAAACACAGGTTTTATAGAAGTGTTAGACACGCCTCAATCACAAGATAAATTTTTTACAGGCGCTATGGCAGACGCTAAACCAGTTATAGATAATAGAACTCTTTTAGAAAAATTATTAAATCCAAATTTAAAGATTGATGAAGCTCTTGATAAAGAAGAGCAAAAGAGAAAAAGAGAACAAGAATTATTAGAAGAATTAATGTTAAGTTAATGGCTAGAATAACTTCATACATACCTGAACCTAAACAAGAATACGATGTTGAAAATCAAAGACAGATTCTTCGTGCAGTTGATACAATCAAAAACGAATTAAATTTTTCTTTTCAACAAGAATTAAAAAACGAACAAGAAGCTTTTAATTATTTTTTATCATGACAATAAGATATAAAAACCAGGGTTTTAAACAATCTGGTACAACTAAAACTACAGTGTTTACATGTCCTACTGATGCAACTGCTATAGTTAAAAGTGTTTATTGTGCAAACAACGATGCGTCATCAGCTATTTTAGTAAATATGAATTTTGTTGACTCATCTGATTCAAGTGCAGAGTATGAATTTTTTAGAGATGATCTAGCAGCTAAAACACAAGTAAATGCCACACCTCAAGGCTTGAATTTAGAAGCAGGAGATGCTATAACTGTGCAAGCAGCTACAGGCGGTAATGCAATACAAGGTCTGATTAGTTATGCTTTAATAGATAGATCGCAAGAAAATGGATAAAGACATACCGAAAATAGAGTGTACAACAATAACAACTTATAGAAATACTAAGACAGGAGAAGTGTATAAAGAAAAAGTAGAAGGGCCCGACATTGTACAAGATGTTACAGTTCAAGTTACCAACAAAGGTCTACAAGTATTTCAGAAAGTCATGAATGATAATAAGAAATCAAACACCTAAAGGTGGCACAGAATTACAATTTGAATTTTTACGTAAGCATGTAGATCCTGCAGTATTAAATCAAGTAGAGATATGCACATCAATACCTGAAAAGATTCCATTGCATCCAACTAAGGTAAATATACTTTGGCAAAAAAATTCTTATGATCAACCAAATTTAGCACCATGGTTTCAAGATAAATCTAATCATCACAAGTATGATTGGTATGTATTTAACAGTCATTGGACATATGAAAAATTTAGAACGTATTTTAAATTACCTACAGAAAAATGTGTTGTTATAAAAAATGGTGTAGAAAAAATAGAACCTGTAGCAACAACATATAAAAAAGGAGAAGCAATTAAAATAATACATCAGAACACGCCATGGAGAGGGTTAAATGTTTTATTAGGTGCAATGCAGTTAGTAAAAAATCCTTTGATTACACTAGATGTATATTCATCAACAGAAGTATATGGAAAAGATTTTTACGAACAGAATGATAGATATTATCAAACACTTTACGAACAAGCAGATGCAATACCGAATGTAAATTATATTGGATACAAACCAAATGAATATATAAGAGAACATCTAAAAGATTATAGAATGTATGTATATCCTAGTACATTTGAAGAAACATCGTGTATATCTTTACTAGAATGTATGGCTGCAGGTTTGTATTCTATAACAACAAATCTTGGTGCATTGTTTGAAACAGGTGCAGAGTTTCCTATCTATATTCCTTACACAGATAATCTTAGAATACTTTCCAATAAATTTGCTAAGGCTATAGATGCAGCTGCAGAATCATTGAATAGTGAGGAAGTAAATGAACATTTAAAATTTCAAATTAAATATACAAATAAATATTATAACTGGAACAAACAAGGTCTTGCCTGGACACGATTTTTACAAGGAGCAATTGATGCAAAACAATGAACCGATATGGTTTGATAAAAAAGAAGAATCAAATAAAGATACTTATCAAACTGTAAAAACAGGAAGTGTTGTTACTGAAATAAATTTAGACAGTAAACCTAAATATAAAATAATGGTATGCACACCATGTCACTCTGAAGTATCAATGCACTACACTCAATCTGTATTAAAGTTTCAACAACAATGTTTACAAAATAATATATTAGTTAGTTTTACATTATTGAAATCATCATTAGTTACACAAGGTAGAAACCTATGTGTAGCGGATTTTATTAGTCATGAACACAAATATGAATATCTATTGTTTATAGATTCAGATATTGATTTTGAATATAAAACAATTATTAAAATGATTGAAACAGATAAAGATGTAATAGCATGTCCATATCCAATGAAGACAATTGATGAAAATAAAATATGGAGAACACTAACAGAAAAACATGAAATGATTAGAAAAAAAGGTGATGTTGTAAAGTCTGGATATATGTTTCCTTTAAAAGTAAAAGATAAAAATAACATAACAGTAGACAATGGTCTTATGGAAGCAACTCATGTTCCTACAGGATGTATGTTAATAAAAAGACATGTTCTTACAAAGATGATAGAAAAACATCCAGAACTAGAAATATATCAACCAACTATGATAAATGGAAAAGAAGAAAAGAAACCTAATTTTTATAATTTATTTGATACTCTACATGACTCAAAAACTAAAAGATATTATGGTGAAGATTTTGGTTTTTGTCAAAGATGGACAGATATGGGTGGTGAAGTATTTGCTTATGTGTCTGACTATATAACACATGTTGGAGAGCACTCTTATTGTGGTCGTTTCTTAGATGAATTACAGTCTTTAAAACGTGTTGACGATAGCGAAAAAATCAAATAAACTGCGATACTACAGGAAATATACCTGCCCTAAACTAGTTTAATTAATATATGACAATATCACGAGGACAAATGCCCAGACAATTATATGGCTTAGGAAGCCTAGTTAAATCCATAGGTAAGACTGTTAAGAAGATAGCTAAATCACCTATAGGTAAAGCTGCAGCATTATACTTTGCACCTGCATTAATACCTGGTGGAGCATCTACACTAGGAGGAGTTTTTAGTAATATGGGTGGTCTAGCTGGTTTAAAAACAGCTTTGATAGGATCTGGTGGTGGAACTGCCATGTCTACTCCTGGAATATTAGGTAAGCTTGGTATAACAGGAGGCGGTGGAGCCGGTTTAACAGGGTTTGGTAAAGCACTTTCATTAACTGTCCCAGCTGTATTAGCGGCAGCAGGTGTTCAAGAAGACGAAGTAGAAGCAATTGGACAGGACAAAAATAAACTAGCAGCTTTATTAGAAAGAGGTTATAAAAATTTAAATCAAAATGCTTCTGATGAGGAAGTACAAGCATTTGTAAGAGCAAATGTAGCAGAAGGTGGTAGAATGGGTTTTGCAATGGGTCCGGATAATCCAGAAAGAAACGCGATGCAAGCATCAGGCATCATGGGTCTACCATTAAATGAAAACCCTGCAGGAATAACTGAATTAGACCTTAGAGAAACAGGTGGATTTATTCCTCCAGTTGGTGTAAAAGAAAAGGCAGATGACATTCCAGCAATGTTGTCAAATAACGAATTTGTATTTACAGCGGACGCTGTAAGAGGAATGGGTGACGGTGATGTCAACAAAGGTGCAGAACGTATGTACAGTATGATGAAAACATTAGAAAACGGAGGAAGAGTTTAATGGCAGTTCAACAAACACAAGTAATACCAGCGCCGTTCATAGAGGCAGCAGGTAAAACTTATTTAGATGATTTACAGAAAGCAGTTGGTCAATTTAAAGCTGCTGATTTATCTCAAGCATTTGGTCCACAATTTGTAGCTGATCAAGACATACGTCAAAAACAAGCTGAAGCATTAGCTCTTTCAGGTATTGGTGGCTATCAACCTTTTTTACAAGGAGCACAAGCTGCACAGCAACAGGCAGCAGGGCTTACAGGTCCAACTGCATATCAACAATTTACTTCTCCATATCAACAAGATGTAATTGACACAACTCTTGCAGAGTTTGATAGACAAACACAAGCAGGCATACCTTCTATAGCAGCACAAGCTATAAATAGAGGAGCGTTTGGTGGTGCAAGACAAGGTGTACAAGAAGCAGAATTTTTATCTGGTCAAGCTAGAAACAGAGCTGCGTTAGAAGCACAGTTGAGACAACAAGGATTTCAACAGGCACAACAATTAGCTAGTCAAGCTTTTGGTCAACAAAGAGAATTAGCTTCTGATCAGTTAAGATTAGGTGGTGCACAACAAGCATTTTTAGGTCAAGATGTTGGAGCTTTATCTACTCTTGGTGGATTAAATCAAGCACAAGCTCAAGCAGTTAGATCTGCACAACAACAATTAGCTCAACAACAATTAAATCAACCTTTAACAGCTGCACAACAATATGGTTCTGGAGTTACAAGTTTAATTGCAGGATATCCTGGTCAAACTAGACAAACTGAAATGCCTACACCAGGTGCAGTACAGACTGGACTAAGTGCAGGTTCTACATTAGCTGGTATCTATAGATTATTACAAGGCCCTACAGGAGGATTGTTTTAGTGAAAACTTTAAAAAGACCTATGTTTAGAAGAGGAGGTGAAGTCGGTGGCGGCATTACTTCTGGTATGAGATCAAACTTTCAAAACGGTACATACAGACAACAGTTTGATGAAATAATGAAAAAGTATTCAACACCTGCTGTTGATCCTATTGCACAGTTATTAATATCTGGTGGCCTAAGAGGATTATCTGAAACAGGTGGTGGCGGAACACTAGGTAATTTAGCAAGAGCTTTTGAACCTGCAGTAGGTCAAGCATTTAAAACTATGGAAGGTCAAAGATCTGCCGCTAGATCAGCTGAATTAGCTGGTTTAGAAATAGATATGGATGAGAAAAAAAGAAGAGAGGCTATAGAACGAGAAGATAAATTAAGAGCAGAGGATCAAGCTTTTGATTTAGATATGTTAGGTAGAAAACAAACTTTTGAAGCAGGTCAAAGTGAATTGGATAGACAATTAAAAAGAGATACTCAAACAGATACATCTACTTTACAAAAAGATTATTCACCTGAAAGAATTTATTTTGAAACTTTACAAAAATACACTGATCCAAAAGCTGCTGGTTATATTACTACAATTCAACAAGAGTATCCTGAAGCATTTGCAGAATTTGCTGCATACATTGGACCATCAATTAGACAAAATGATGATTTAAAAGGTGGTTTTATAGGTGTTTTACCTAATCAGAAAAAAGGTAAATCAAGAGAATATAGATTTGATGAAATGATTCCAGGTGGTATTTACTTTAAACCCGACACTAAAAGATTATATGAAAGAGATCCGGAACAAAACATATTAATTGAATACGATCCATACTCAGGTAAAAAATTAAGAGAAATACCATTAGAATAGGAGGGTTAAATGGCAACATACGACCCAACAAAAAACTTCCCTACCAAAAAGAAGCTAGCTAAAGGAGAAATAGAAGATTATATTGATCTAACTCCTGAAGCTGAAGACGATAATGAGATATCACAACTAGAAGCTGGGCTTGCAGGTGTTGCATCAGGTGTATTAAAAATACCTGAAGGCTTTGTATCGTTAGGTGCAGAGTTAATGGATGCAACAGGTATATCACAAAATGCAGCAGCACAAGTAGAACAATTTTTTGATAAAATAAATCCATTTGAAGAAATAGCAGAACAAAAAGCTGCTGGTAAAATTGTAGAAGCATTAATACAAATAGGTGTGCCTGCAGGTATAGGTGCAAAGGTTGCATCTAAATTAGCAACCAAAGCATTACAAGCAAGAAAGGCTGGAACGTATGTAAATTTAAAAGGTAAAAACGTACGTAAAGGTATGCAACAAGTTTATAAATTAAATGACAAAGCAAGAGCTGCAAGATTTGGAGCAGCAGTGGTTGGTGGTGCAGCTGGTGAAGTATTTGTAGGTGATGCAGAAAAAATAGGAACGTTTGGTGATGCATTTCAAATTGGTCCAACACAATTAGATACAGAAGAATCAGCTGATCCAAAAGAAGATGCAGCAAGAAAACTTTTAAACAGAGTTAAGTTTGGTGCAGATTCAGTTTTATATTTTCCATTTGTATATGGTGCAACTAAACTAGTGGGTAAGGTTGGTAAGTTTGGAAAAGATCTAGCTTTTAGCTCTTCTAAAATAAACAAAAGGATAGATCAAATAGCAGGAGCTTTAAGACCTACTTCAACTAAACCTGAAGCTATGTTTTTAGCTAAAAATCAAGAGAATGCTAGAAAAGCTGCTGACGCTAACTTTGCAATGGAACAAGTAAAAAGAATAGACAATGAAGTCGGTAAGATGTTTCCAAGTGTTAAAACTTTATTTAACAAAGGTCTAAGAGAAGATTATCAAAAACAACAAGCAGAATTTTACAAAGATTTAAAAACTTTAATGTTTGAAGGAGATATGTCTAAAAAATTAGGCGACACTGCTATTGCTAAAAAGTTACAAAGAAAAATGGCTAATGGTGGTTTAGACGTAAAAGCACGTCAAAGAGTTTTTGATGCAATCTATAATTCTAGACAAAAGTTTGTAAATTTAGTTGAAACTATTAAAGAGGGTAGTACAGCTGCTGTTACATTACCAAAAGATGTAAGAAAACTATCTGGTCTAATGGGTGACAGATTAAAAATTATGTTAGGTGGCACATATAAAATATTTCAAAACCCATACGTAGATGCATTAACAGGGTACAAACCAACTGATCAGTCTATAAATAATGTAAAAGAAATATTAAAAAGACACGGACAAAAACACGGAAGAGAACTATCTGATGATGAATTATCGTACAGAGTAAACGAAATACTTGACAGTGCAATTAAATTTACACCTAAAACACAGCTACCATCGTTTAAAATGACTGATCTAACTATAGGTGCAAAGACACCAGATGTTAGAAAAAACTTTGTGCAAATGTTAAGTAAAAAAAATAAAAATGGTGACCCTGCTACTGAGATTATAGGTAAAGGTAGTAAAGCATTTAGGGAATTATTTGGTGAAGTAGACGATGCAAGAGAATCTATTTATAGTGGAATTGGATTGTTATCTAACCTTGCAAGAAGATCACAATTTATTGATGATGTATTAGAAGCAAACGACAAGGCTCTGGAAACAGGGACTAGAAAACTTTTTTATGCAGATAAAAACGAAGCTATCAAACAACTTGGAGCCGGTGGTTTAAATAAAATTGTATCTTTAGATGAAACATTAGAGGGTATGTTCAAGAATGGAGTTCTTGTAAACAGACTAAAAGGATTACATACAACACAAGAGATAGCTGATTCTTTCGAAGCAGTAAATAAACTTAGTAATTTTTTCATACGAGAAGGTAAAGTAGCTGATGCTTACAAGTATATATTTTTATATCCAAAAGCTGGAGCACAAATTGCAAAAACAGTTCTATCACCAACTACACACATAAGAAACTTTTTATCTGCGTCTGCTTTCTCTGTTGCTAACGGAACATTATTTACAAATCCTGCATTAGTTGTAAAAGCAATGAATAAGGCACGTAAGTCGGTTCAGTTGGGTGTTAGATCACCAGAAGCAATGGCTGAATATAGAAGACTATTAGAGTTAGGTGTTGTAAACACGCAAACAAAAATGGGAGACTATCAAGCTTTGTTAAAAGACATTGAATTAAATCCTGACGGTGGTTTTTCAACTAATGCATTTAAAAGAATGCTACAAAGATTATCTAGAGCAACTAAACCAGCGATAGATTTATATACAGCTGAAGATGATGTTTACAAAATTTATAACTATTGGGTAGAAAAAGAAAGATTAGGTGAAGCTTATTTAAAAGCTGGTATTAAAAAAACTAATGAACAATTAGAAGAGGAAGCAGCTAACATTGTAAGAAACACTGTGCCAAACTATGCATACGTATCTGATATAGTAAAAGGTTTAAGATCTACACCTTTTGGTAACTTCGCATCTTTTCCAACTGCAATCATGAATAGTGCAGTTGGTATAGGTAGCAGAATAATAAAAGAAATGAGACACTCTAAACCTACAAGAGGGTCAAACATGTCACCAGTTGTTTTTGAAATAGGTAAAGGTTTGGTTAAAAATGACAATCCTTTATATGGAATTGGGTTTAAAAGATTAATGGGATCTGCAGCTGCGTTTGGATCAATAGGAGTTGGTTTAGGTGCATCGTTTAAATTTATAAATGGTACAACAGATGCACAAGAAGCAGCTCTTGAAAGATGGGTTGCACCTTACGAACAAGGTGATAAGAAATTTATTTCTTACGAAGAAGATGAAAATGGTAAAAGAACGTATTACTATCAAAACTGGAGTAACAACAATGCATATGATTATTTAGAACAGCCATTTAGAACAATGTTAAGATCAGTTCAAGAAGGCATTGAAACTGATGATCAACTTATAAATGGATTTATTACAGGTATATCTAAGGCATTTAGTAGAGCAATAGAACCATTTACATCAGAGTCTATTGCACCTGAAGCTATTATAGATATTGTTGCAAGAGGTGGTGTAACTGATACAGGTAAAAAATTATACACAAAAGAAACACCTGTTCCAGACAAAGCAAGAATAATTATGGAACACTTATTAGAAACACAAGTTCCATTTTCTAAATCACAGCTGTCTAGAATATACTATGCAGCAAGAGGACTACCTGATCCAAAAGGAGAAATATATGATTTAGAAAAAGAATTACCTGGTCTATTAGGATGGAGATTAATTAAAATAGATCCTATAAAAGGATTAAATTTTAAAATTACTGAATTGGATAAATCTTCTAGAAACGGTGTAAGAGAATTTACAGGTGGTGATACAAGATTATTATCTTCACCAAGCACTGCAAAAGAAGTTATAAGACAGTTCTTTATAGCAAACAGATCATTATTTAATTCACAACAAAAAATGCATTTAGATTTAAAAGCAGCAAATAAATTTGATGTAGATGATTCTGAATTAGCAGCAGTATTTGAAGACAGGGGTATATCTAAAAGAGAATATGGAGCTTTGTTTGGTGGTGATTTTAGGCCTTACACACCTTCACAAAATATTGTAGAAAAATTTGCTAGAAAAGCAGAAGAGTTTAGAGAAGCTAACCCTGCATACGAAGATCCTTTTCAAGAAGCTTTACCTGTAATTGTAGAAATGATTCAAGAATTTTCTGGAGCTAATTTATCTGAATCATGGAAGTTTAAACCATCAGACTTTGGAATAGAAGAAGTAGATGAAGAAATACAATTTAAAGATCCAACATTAGGGTCATTACCACCACAACCTATGCCAAATATAAACGTGGTACAAACAGCAGCGCTTCCGGCAACAGGCAACATGAATCAGGGTTTAACACCTATAGAGAATGAATTATTCTCTGAAGAAGAAAAACAAATTAGATTAAGACAAAGAGGATTAGCATAATGCCTAACGGTGATAAATTAAGACCAAAAAATACAAGAGAACATTTACTCGCTATTTACGGATATATAACTGGTATCAAAAAAGATATGAAACATATGCATGACGGTATTCACGATTTGGGCGGTAAGATAGACAAGATCTATTGGGCATTGTTAGCAACAGTGGGGGCTGTTGCACTTTTATTATTGGAGATGTTATTTGATAAAGGGTGGTTTTAGATCCACTCTCTAAAGTCTTCATCCATAATTGTATTAGCAATATTAACTTTATTACGTAAAGCTTTTACAATTCTTTCATCAATTGTGTCTTGACTCATTATATCTATGTAAGTCATTTTTTGTGTTTGACCTATACGATCAATACGTGCTTCTGATTGTTGTCTTTTTTCTAAATCATAACCATTTGAAAAATAAATCATATTACTACCAGCAGTTAATGTAATACCATAACCACCTGTATGTGTGGTACCTACAAAAAATCTACAGTTAGGATCTGTTTGAAATTTTTTTATATTTTTAGATCTAGCATCAGTATCTGTTGCACCATAATAATCTACAACTGCATCTTCACCATAGACTCTTTTAATCTCTGCAATGATTCTTCTTACATCATGAGTATAGTGAGACCAGATAATACTTTTACCTTCAACATTTTCTAATATACTCATTAGTTCGGCGAGTCTACTACAAGGCAAATCTTTTATCGTACCATCATCTGCAGTAAAATGTCCACAAGTTATTTGATGTAGTCTCATTAATTGAGTCATGACTGTAGCTGATGATTGCATCTTACCATCAAGGAAAGCTATTGCTTCTTTTTTCATCTGTTGATAAACTTTCTTTTGCTCTTTTGTAAGTTCAACATAATGCTTGACATAAGATTTAGAAGGTAGATCTAAACAATCTGTTTTTAATATTCTTCTTGAAAAAGGTTTTATTTTTTCTGATAACTCTCCAAGATTTCTATAACCTACAACTATCTCTACTTGACGACCATTTACTTGAATCTTTTTACAGATAGAATATCTAGCACGAAATGTGTAATACGATTGATGATCTAATAGCCAGGGATCTAAAAACTGGCATTGACTAAATAAATCTAAAGGTGATTTAGTTACAGGAGAACCTGTTAATATTCTTCTATATTTACAATCTTTTCTAAGAGATAAAATATTTTTAGTTCTATTTGATGTAGGTGTTTTAATTGTAGTTGACTCATCAATTGCAATCATTGATTTGTGACATGATAAAAATTTTTTAGCAAACTGTGTTCCATTACCAGATGAAAATGCTTCAACATTCATTATTAAAATATGTAGATCTGTTTCTGATTTAAATAATGTATTTAAAATATCTTGTTGTTTTTTAGATTTGTCAGACGTTTTCCATAACACAATTTTTTTACTTATATGGTCTGGAAGGTGTGTAGGTATTTCTGAATCATACCAGTTCTTATACACACCTTTGGGAGCAATTAATAACAGACCATTTATTAGACCTTTATCATATAAAATAGCTGCGTTATCTAATAAAACTTTTGATTTACCTGTACCCATTTCCATGAAGTACGCAAAATTTTCTTTATCCCATGATGCCTCTAATGCATCTAATTGATGTACGTATGGCTTAGTTTTAAATTTATAGTTCATAATTTGCTTTTTCTTTCTAAAAGTGTATATATTATTACAAAAGGAAAAAGTCAATGCCCAAAGTGTATTTAGTCCAGGACATACCTGTCGATAGAGAAACCGGTCAACCCAAATATAATATAATGGGTGCACAAAAATATGGCGAGATTACGGTCATGCTTCCTGCAAGAGCTCAAATGATTTTTTCACCTGGTCCTTTAATTTTTCAGATAAGAGATAAATTAAAAAATTTTACAGAAGACGATTATTTATTATTGTCTGGTGATCCAGCGATTATTGGCGTGACATGTTCAATAGTTTCTGATATGACTAACGGCAAATATAAATTGTTAAAATGGGACAGACAGGAAAAAACATACTACCCAATAGAAATAAATATTTTCCAGAACTAGTTGACAAACTAGAATTATCCTATATATACATTTTACGAAAGGTAAAATTATGAATATAAATTTAAGACAGGATGCACCTGATCAAACTGATAACGTTGATGTCAATGAATTATCAGAAGCAATAGAACAATTTAAAACTGTTAGCGCACAAGTATTAGCTACAGAACAAAAACTAAAAGAGTTTAAAGCTCAAGAAAAATATATTTCTGAATTTGTAATTCCAGAAATTATGGACAAACAAAATTTAAAAACTGTAAAACTAAAAGATGGTTCTGAACTATCTGTAGGTGATAGGTTTTTTGCCTCATTCAAAGCAGACAAAAAGGATGAAGGTATCAAATGGCTTCGAGAAAATGGCTTAGGTGATATTGTAGATAATAATATTACAGTAACATTTGGCCAAGGCGAAGATAACAAGGCTGTCGAATACGCTGGCCTTGCGAGGGAGCGTGGCTATGAGCCAACTCAACAAGAGAAGGTTCACCACGCTCGACTCTCAGCAGTGATGAAGGAATGGAAAGCAAATGGCAAAGAAGTTCCTGCTGATCTGTTTAATACACTAGAAGGTAAAAGAACTAGTGTAACTAATAAAAAATAAACAACTAAAATACTAAACTAATAAAGGAGTAAATAGTATGGACAAACAAGTCGTAAAAAAGAATAGTGCAGGTGCACTAGCCGCTGTAAACCTTAGAGCCGATTCTGGTAAAGGTGCAGAGGAAATCAAATCAGATGACGTATCAACACCGATTCTGAAAATCTTACATCAACTATCACCAGAGTGTAACTCTAGAAGTGCAAAGCATGTACAAGGAGCTGAACCTGGTATGATATATTCCAATAGTTTTGGACAACCTATGGACGGCGAAAAAGGTATCGATGTCATTGTAGCACATACACAGACTAGATGGCCAGAGTGGCAAGAGATGGGAGATAGTCCATCAGCACCTGTTGGAACACATTTAACTCCACCTGCTAATGCAAAAGAAGAAATGCGTGGTATTAAATATAGATTACAAAATGGTAACTATATTGAGAAAACTATGTATTTCTTTGTAATTGTAATGGTAGATGGTGCGCCAAGAAAAGCGGTGATCACAATGAGATCGTCGAATCTTACACCGGCAAGAAAACTAAATGATCTTATTTCTAATCTTAGAATGACAGATGATAAAGGTTCTTTTCAACCGGCAGCATACTCTGCAATGTTTAAATTACAGACTGCAGAAAAAAGTGCTGGAGATAAAACTTGGCACGTCTACAAACCATCTTTAGTTAAAATGCTAGATGTCTCTAATGAGAAGGAAGCTGCTATCTATATGATGGGTCAAGAGTTTCATAAACAAGTATCGTCAGGTGTTACAAAACCTGAATACGATAAAGGTAATGAAACTAAAAAAGAAGAAATTATCTAATTGTTTGACGAAACAATAGTAGCTACAGAGGACGGCAGAGGGAGACTGAAGCCGTCCTCAAATAACAGGATGACATATGAAAGAGTACATAGAATATTTTACAGGATTACAAAGAAGTTATGGTGTCTGTAAAGTTGATGATGGATACATCGACGAAGTAACAGGCAAAAAGAAATGGAAACATGAATGGGCTAAGACTCCCGTTACCGATCAAGACTACGAAGATCACATAAAAGGAATTAAATCAATAGGCATACAACCTTGTACTGACGATGGTATGGCAAGGTTTGGTGCGATAGATGTAGATAAATATCCTATTGATAAAAAGTTTTATCTTGATGTCATCCAAGATAAAGACCTGCCAATTATACCTGTCCTATCCAAAAGTGGTGGATTACATTTATATGTATTCACCACTAGGTGGGTTAAAGCAAAAGAGATAAGAAATTTTTTAGAAGATTTATTATTTGTTTTTAAATTACCGGCAGCAACAGAAATATTTCCAAAGCAAACACAACTAATATCAAGCGATGGTACAATATCAAATGGTAACTTTATAAATTTACCTTACAACGCTAATGATAGAAAAGCATTAGATGTTGATGGAACAACTATGTCTTTTCAAAAATTTGTACAGACAATTGGTTTAAATTTAATTGATTCAAAAAATTTTAAAAAGATAAAAGAAGATTTAATTTACGCAGAATTAAAAGGTGGGGGTGAAGAATTTGAAGATGGTCCACCATGTCTACAAAAATTAACTAAAGAACAAATGACATTTACAGATGGTAGAGATAGATTTTTATATAATTATATGGTGTTTGCTAAAAAGAAATATCCAGATACTTGGCAAAAAATGATTGTACAAGCAGGTAGAAAATATTTTACATTTGATGAACACTGGACAGACGATCATATTAAATCAAAAATTAAAAGTTGGGAAAAGCAAAAGAAAGGTTATACTTGTAGTGATCCATTGCTAGAACCAAATTGTATGAAAGCTTTGTGCACTAAAAGAAAGTATGGTGTTTTATCTGGTGAAAAAGAAAACTACCCAACGTTAAGTAATTTACAAAAAATAAATTTACAACCAAATCCAGAATGGAGAGTTACGGTAGAACATCCTGATGAAAGAGAGAATATGCAGCTACATTTAAAAAATACATATAAACTAACTCAAGTTCATGAATTTAAAACAGTATTGTTTGAACAAGCTTTGATTGTAGCACCACCAATAAAACAAGAACAGTTTGATTTAATTTTAAAATCAATAAGTGGTAAAGATAAAATAGAAATAATAGAACCTGCAGCAGGTACAAGTCCGATAGAAGTATTGAAGAAACTATTAGAGAAACACATATACGGGGCTCAGGCAACAAGCTTTATGTCTTTTGCAAGTGGTAGACCATATGTTGACGATAAATTTGCATGGTTTGTATTTGATAAATTTTATGACAAATTAAAAAATGAAGAGTGGAAGTACGAACCACAGAAAACATCTTACATGATTGAAAGACAGTTGTATAATCATGAGGATGAGGACGAAGAAAAAAGAGTATTGTTTGGTCGTCAAAAAAGATATCCAGGTAAAGATGATAATGACAAACCATTTAAACCTATAAGAGTAGCTAGAATTCCTTTATTTCTTTTTGAGAAACCAGAAGAGGTAGAAGAAACAATTGAAATAGAGAGCGAAGATAATGTTGTATAAATACTATGGTCCACCTGGAACAGGTAAGACATATAGATTGATTAATAGAGCAAGAGCATATGTTAGAAAATATAACATACCTTTACACCGCATAGGTTATTTTGCATTTACTAAAAAAGCTGCTGATGAAGCAAAAGGTAGAATGCCTTTTGAAAATAAAAAATTAAAATATTTTAAAACACTTCATTCACTTGCATTTGAGTGTTTAAATATGGTTCAAGAAGATGTAATGCAACCTTATCATTATGAAGAACTTGGTAGAGAATTAAACTTACAGGTAAAGTTTTACGACAGGTACAACAAAGATGAATCTTTTTATTTAGGTTTTGAAAATCCATACTTTCAAATCATACAAAGAGCATTTAATAAATGTATAGATCTTAAAGATGAATTTAATTTAGAAGAACATGATCCAAAAGATGTTAATTGGATAACACTAGATCACATAAATAAAAATTTAATTAACTACAAAAATAAAAAACAAATATTTGAATTCAACGACATGATAGATAAATTAACAAAAGAACCAGAAAAAATTCCAGAGTTTGATGTTATATTTATAGATGAGGCTCAAGACTTATCACCATTACAATGGAAACTATTTGATATTTTAAAAACTAAAACTAAAGATATGTATCTTGCAGGTGATGATGATCAAGCTATCTTTGCATGGGCCGGAGCGGATGTAGGTAGATTTATAAAAGAACCTGCAAAAGAAAAAGTTTTAATTTATTCAAAAAGAATATCTAAAACTATACAAGAACAATCCATGATTGCTATTGGAAATATATCTGGAATTAAAAAAGATAAAAAATATTATCCTAGAAATCATGAAGGTGTTTGTGAAGAGATATATAATTTAGATGAAATAGATTTATCAAAAGGTAAATGGTTGATACTTGCAAGAACAGTTTCAAAATTATTAAAAATACAGGAAATACTTTTTGAAAAAGGTTTCTACTATGAAAGTAATAATGGAAAAAGTATTACAGTTTCTTTGTATAAAGCAGTGAAGAACTATGAACGTTGGCGTAAAGGAGAAGAGCTAACAGAAGAACAAATAAAAGACATTAAAACATATACTGGAAATATTAAATGGAGTAAAAATGAAAACTGGTTTAATGCATTTGTATTAGCAGATAAAGATGAACAAGAACAAAAAGAATATTTAGTACGTCTATTTGAAAACAAAGAAAACTTAGATGGAGAGGCAAGAATATGGACTTCTACAATTCACGCTATTAAAGGTGGTGAACAAGACAACGTAATTCTCTGTATAGATCTTGGTAACAAGATAATCAAAGCGATGAATCAAAGCAGTGATAAAGCAGATGAAGAACATAGAGTTTGGTATGTTGCATACACACGTGCAAAAAACAATCTCTATTTATTTAAACTAAAAAACAAAACAAGAAAGGTGTATCCGATATGACAGATAAAAATATATTAGATGAAGCGTTTCCACAATATACTCAGGTAGGAGGAAATCACTATACTAAATTTCCTATTCAACCTTATGAATTTATTTCTAAAAACGACCTTTCCTTTTTTCAAGGAAATGTTATAAAATA